ATATACATAACGCCCATCACAGGCAGCGCAATCACTAACACAAAACACAAGACCACCACGGCGACGAGTAATGCCCACGGTACGTCTGACTCAGGCGGAGGAGGACTAGGAGTCCTGCGAACCACGCCACGACGAAAAGGATTGCTCCAACCCATACCGCCTCTTCCTTCCTTTTCCTTCTCAACCTGCGTTGCCGCGCCGCTTCGATCTGCATCTTCGCGGTTTCTCGCTTGTGTGCTTCGTCCTGCTCAATAACAATCTGCTTCCACATCGCTTCGTACTTTGTCCACAATGCACCTAGTTCGGGCGGTGCTTTATAGACCATCGTCTCCCGCAACTCTGCCAGCATTGCATCCAACCTTGACCTCACTATGACTCGCGTTAACGCCCTCTTGCCAATCGACTCCGTGCCTGTGTAAACCTGCTGTGCCTCTGCTTCCTGCTGCAAGAACACCTTGCCAATCTTGTCGTACTCATCCATCAACGCACCCAGATCGGTACCAATCTGGATAAACACATCGTTCGGGTCGGCCTTGCCAATCTCCTGCACCCGCTGCACTTCAGCGACGTACTGCGCTTTCTGTGCCGGGGTTGGGTTTCCACCTGTTACCTTGTCATACTGCGACTTCAGATCATCCAGTACATCCTTGACCTCCCCCGCTGCACCTTTGATGTCCTTGTATAACTGACAGCCCTTCTTTACGGCGCTGACAGCAGCGTTGGCAGCAGCAAGAAGGGTTAACGGATCAATTTATTCCTCCATTAACGAAACGCTGGGCCACCAACCCAAAGAACCAAAGACCGGCGCACGCCTTTTGTCACTGGGGCTACACGGTGCAATGTATACGACGGGAAGAGCCACGCCCTTCCTTTTACTGTCTCCAGTGTCTGAGCATTATCATCGTGAGTTTTAACTTGAAACTCACCGCCCTCATATTCAGATGGCTCAGAGAGCAATATAGCTATAGACAATTTTCTTGGCACCCCCCTATCTGATGACGAAGCGTCTGTGTGCCAATCATAATGACCATTCTGATGTTCCGTATACAAACCTAACTGCATGGGCTCATGAAACCCTGTCAAATCAAAATGGAAAAACTTACTGTTGACTTCGGCCACAACCTGAGACAACTTGTCCCATATATGCTGCAACTCTGGTTTAGCGCCAACCCATCCAATTTTACTAGCCCGAACAGATTCTCTTACCTCTGAGTTATTAGCACTCCCACCAACACGCCCGTCTTGAAGATTTAACCATTCAGGTTGAGAAAGGATTAAATTAATATCCTCTTGTGTAAAAAACCCTTCCCAATACACAAGGGATTCTCTACCGGGTATTGCTCTTGGTGGTATTGGGTAAATCATATATAGCTCAAAGGTTTATGCGCCCAAGGATTGACAGCCACAGACAACCGGGTGCCGGTATATTTTTCCACCCCATGCACCAAACCGGGTGAAAACACGATCATCCTATTTGTTACTGGCTTCACAGATATTGTCTCCGTCACAAAATTTCCGCCAATTACATCAATGTCGGCGTAGTACACAATGCTGCAAATTGGGCATTCAATATTGCCTGACATTGCAAAAAGCTTTTCGTCTTTATCAACGTGCCAATCTGGCCTAGTGCCGTAATGCGCCCAGTATTCACTGCCAATCATGTCCGACAAATCAAAGAACTGAGACGCTCGGGTTAATAGCAACGCCATCGGAGACTTATTCCCCCGCAGATTATCTACCCCGCCACGTTCCCACTTTATTGCCCTTGCCTCATCGCTTTGAGAAAAGAAACCAACAACAGCCTGCCGGTGCTCTTCATCCAAAACATCATCTATGACAATCAACATTTGTCGTATACCAATGCAAGGGTATATCGAAAATACGGAGACAAATAAGACTGCGGTCGAATGGCGTGAGGAATAGCCCCATCAAACACAGTAACCCTTCCCGGAGTGTATGGAGTTGCCAGTACAATATTTTTCAACGTATCGTCGTAAAATAAAGTTTCTCCATGATAACCATCAGCCCATTCTAAATTTACATAATACAAAACAATTTTTTGTTCCGGATGGCAATGATAAAAATTGCAATCGCTTGGAACAGACAAGTTGAGAATTGTTTTTACCAACTTTAAGTTGGATATTTCATTCCACACAGGCGTATTTTTTAACGCCTCAAGAAACCCAAGCCTTTGTAAGTCTTCATTTGAATACTCAGAATGAAGAAATCTATGTATTAAATTTTCACACACTGGGCCATCTGCCCAACCAATCCGAAACAAAGAATTTTCAGCAAATTTATATACATCAGTTCGGTACTTGTAATCAAACAAGTCATCAAAAATTTTTATCGACTTCCCCTTGCCAGCGTCGTAAATTTTCACTTATTCACCATTAAATGTTCTCTGTTTTTATTGTATGAAAAATTATTTCTTACGTTCTTATCTCCAACTTCTGATGCATACTTCCCATTTTTCCGCACAAAATGCAAAAATACTTGTCCTGAATAATAACCTTCAGGGCCATCACATTTATCGCGCCAGTGCTCCACATCACAACCGGGGTAAATAACTCCATCGCCCTCTCCAAGGTCAAATCTTGTGCTGCCCATGTATATAGGCCACGCATAGTGATGAGAGCGTCCAAGTTGAATCGTGACGCTAACCTCACACGCTGGGCGATCTTTATGCCGTTCAAGCACATCCCCATTACTGTAAAGCCGCGCATACGCATAAGTTGGGATCAACTCTTCGCCAATAGCCTCTTCAACAACACCCCACAATAATTCATGGACAGTTTCAAACATATACTCATGGTCAAGAATTGCTTTTGCGTTTGGAATTTGGCTGTCACCACGCGGGCTCAAATCAGCTTGCCGCATAAGTACATGAGTAAAAAAATGGCAAAAATCCAATGGCAAAACTTTCGGTAAAATTAATACCTCCATTTAAACACCATCAAAAAAAGATGAAACATAATTAAATGGCGCGTCCATGTATAACTGGATTACGCTTCTGTAGGCGTCATTAAGAGGATCATACTTCCGTAAACCTTGACGATCATCAAGGTACGAAACACTATGTGGCTGCCGAGAACACAACACCCAAGTATCCCCATCTTTTGCTGCAAAGTTTTCTATCTCGTAAACTTTTGTTATGTCAACATTGTAAAAATCATTCCCGTTATCAAAAACATACGAGTCGTCTTTTACAATATCCCCTTCATAAAACTTTGTGATTTCGCCATTTGTCGCAACGTAATGATTAATGACGCACTGCTCTTTGATATGTACATGTGGCGCAAGAAGTCGAATCTCAGCAAAATTTACGCTTATCAAAAATGGACGCAACTTTTCCGGCAAAGACATGCGAACACTATCAACATGTTTTTTTGGAAAATATTTTCTTATAACCCGAGCTTTTGCGTAGGTTGCTGTTTTTCCATGCTCCCCTAAAACAACATGTGCTTTTCTTGTATCAGGTATTGTTATAGGAAAGTTAATTTGCTTTGCGTATTTCATGCAAATAAAATTCCGTAGCACTGGCCTTGAGCAAGAGCTTCCTTATCTCCGTTTTTAACATAAATTTGCGTTGGTGCCACAATCTGTTTGCCATCAATTACTAAAATACCCTCACACAAAAACAATTTTGTGTCCTGCGCAAGTGATGTGTTTTGGCCGTCCGACAAATCAAATTTAGAAATATTAGGCTCAAATTGGCGGTTAATTTTTGGGTCATAGCACCATACAACAGTCTCACCAATTGGGGTCTGAGTAAAAGTCCCTTTAATGTATTGATCTGGCTTAATAAAAGTGCCGGCTACCCAATCAGGAACAGCCTGACCAGTATCCTTATTAATGCTTTGGAATCGCCCCTTCGTCCAAAAAAAGGTTGCAATTGATTCGTCGTTTACTGTTACCTCAACAACTTCATTTGCAACGTATGTGTTTGCAATAAGCACATAACCAAAGGCGGCATAAGGTTTTTGTGTAAACATGTCACACCACCTGAATATTATTGATTTCTGTGGATGCAGGCTGAGATGGAATTAAATCATCAATTTTGTATTGTGTGCTTTGGCTTACAAGGGCTTTGAGCGCATTAATGAGATTCTCATCGTCAACAAATGCCTCATTACGAGCCTGCTGCTCTACCTGATAAACACCAGATACAGCAATACGCTTGAGGATTTCTTGTGGGTCTGTAACATCAGGCCACATATTCATCGGCTGGTACGCATAAGACGGATAGTCATCTGGGTTTTGTGACTTTGTAACGTCAGAGGCAAAAGAAACAATCAATGAATGAGATTGCTCTTCAAACCCCTGAACTTTTATGTACAACGTATTCATATTAACTCCTGTTAAGCAACACCGCCTTGACGAGTACCAGTGGCAGGCCAAGTAACAAATGGGTTTCCAACAATGTAATTTCCAGCACCTCCGCCACCGCCGGGGCCAGTATTCCCGCCCGGTGGCGCGGCAGAACCCGCTGCGCCTCTTCCACCACCGGCACCGCCGGGAGTAGAGGTTGGGCCACCACTGCCGCCACCACCACCACCAGCAGGGCTTGTGCCGGGGGATCCAGAGCTTCCACCCGATCCTATACCCGCGCTACCTCCAGTGCCGCCATCAAACCCGGCACCGCCGCCTCCACCGCCACCGCTATTTAAAGTTGGTGATTTTGCAGGGCCGGAAAAACCATACGAACCACCCCCGCCTCCACCGCCACCGCCAGCAATAGTCCCATTATTTGTTACTGTTGTAGGCCGATTAACGTAAAGCGCACTACCCCCTGTACTTCCGGGTACGCTACCTCCGGGGCCAGCGCCGGGGCCACCATTACCACCCCTAGCTTGAATAAGCCCGTTGTTTACGATGGTAATAGTATCGCCGGGGTTAAATGCTGAGGGCACCAACATGGCGTAAGTTGGCGTGGCTGTGCTACCTACTGTGATACCGGGGTTTACCGTAACTGTAATGTCTGATGCGCCAGCTATATATGACGGGCCACGATTGGTATATACGTCATAGTTATAAGTGTTTGCCGCAATCGTAAGGGCAATTTTTGGCCTGCCACCATAAAGCCCGAAAGCTCTTGATGATGCTTCGCCGATTGTTCCAAGTAAAGGCATAACGTCCCCTATGCAAACTTAGACTGGGATGCAAATACGTTATAAGTAGCGCTTCCTGTTTTCAAGATTGCATAGGTGTAAACATCAACGCTACTAGCGTTACCTGCCGTTGGAGCGGTACCACCTTGCCATTTCGGCGTTACAGAGGATCCATCTATCTGTATGGCAGTGTTGTAATAAGCAGGCGAACCTTGAGCAACCATGAAAGCCACGGTAATAGACTGCCCCGTGGACATTATTGAATTAAGGGTGGTTGTGCTATTGCCACGGATATTTACCGTCCAGTTGCCAGAAGCATTACTGGTGTATTGCAATACGGATTGGGTCAATACATCAAAGTTAATCGTACCCGTAGCTGAAGTAGCGGTAATGGTGGCATTTTCATAAATGGCAGGCATTGAATACACGCCAATGGTGCCGTCTAGTACGATTGTCATTTTGCCTCCAGTGCGGCTACTTTAGCCTTCAGTTCTTCGATCATGGCTTGCTGTTCTTGGATGGCTTTAACAAGACGAGCTTCGGTTTTGCTCCACCCTGTAATCATCAACATTTCGTCACTACCTTCAGCCACAACATCGGGGTAAACTTGTTGCATTTCT